ATTGGGGCAGCCCTTACAGGGCGCGAACTTCGGAGCAGGCTTCTTCATTTCTTCGTTCCCTTCTTCACACCCTTGATGGTGCCCTTTTTTTCAGCGGCATAGAAGACGCGAGCACCCGCCTCCTTGCCATACTGTTTGGCCATCGCGGCCTTGATCTTCTTGCCCTTGGCGTTCAGCGGCATGTCAAGCGACTCCCTTTTCCAAGTACTCTTCTGCTTCCGGGCTGTCCAAGCTGCTGAGCAGGTAAATTCTTGCAAACTCCAGCAGCGCGGGGTCGTCTCTAAAGTGCCCGAGGCCTCTATTGCAGTGGTTGCATAGCATGCCTCGCACCTTGTTTGTCTTGTGGTCGTGGTCCACAACTAGCGGCTCAACACTACCACAGATTACACACTCGTGCGTAGTGCTCTTTAACCCCACGAGCGCCTCGTCAGAAATCGTGTCCCTAAATTTTCCACGATTTATGGAGCTTCGGTAGGCGGCTCTACACCCCCTGCACCAACTGTCCAAGCCGTTCCGCTTCTTATTGTGCGGCGGAAAGAACTCTATCGTCTCAGGTTTCGGGCACTTGCACCGAGTGCATGTCAGCAGTTCCATGCTTTTAGCGACAACGCCTTACGCGTTGGCCTCCCTTTTTCGTCCTTCATGGGGCCGGGCATACCGCCCATTCTAGCGCAAAAAGACTTGCGCCTAGCAGCGTCCTTCGGGGTTTTCGGATTCGGAGCAGGGGGTTTCAACCCCGGTTTCCCGGGGTTGGCCTTGTTGTAGCTGGCACGGCCCTTGGCGTTCAGACCGCCTTTCGGATTCTTACCTTCCTTGCGGGTCCACGCTGGGGACTTGGCCATGCTGTCCTCACGACCAGAACAGGGTCTGCGCAGTGACGTTGGTAGCCGTCGCCACGAACGGATCGGCGTCAAAGAGAACGCCCGTGCCCGGCATCATGATGTCGTATGTACCGGCAGCGCCAAAATCCATGTCGATCTTGGTGGCTCCGCCATTTCCGCTCGTGAGGGTGATACGCCCAGCACCGCTGAGCGTAGCCACTACCATTCGGATGCGGGCACGACCGATACCGGCAGCTCCGGTCGCGGTCAGTCGCTTAGAGCTGATGTCATAATTGTCGGACATGCCGCGCTCCTATCAAACGTCGTAACCGAAGATTTCGATCACGAGACGGCCAGCGGTGTAGGCCGCGTTCGCCGTACCGTTGCCGACGAGGTAGAGGTACTGGTTCGCCGCGATGTCCGTGCCGTAGGCAACGGTGCCGAGCGAGAGGGTGCCGGAGTTGACGATCTGGGTCTCGGTCAGGGTCGAGATCGCGACGTCTTCCACGCCCGTGCCTTCGGTGGCCGAGTACAGGTCGATGTCGGTGTCGCCACCAGCGGGGGCCTCGTAGCAGGTCAGACGGACGCCGAAGACGGTGCCGTTGTCTGCGGTCACGATGCGACCGATGTAAGCCACGCCAGCGCCGTTCTTGCCGATGATGTCACCGGCGGTGCCGCCCGACTGGAGGCCCGTCAGGTCGATCATGATGGTCGTGGTCACGATGCCGTTGTTGCGCGAGACCGAGGTGTCGTACACGGCGGCGGAGCCTTGGACGCCCGCATCGGTGACGGCGGGCGTACCCATACCGAAGCCGAACGAACCCGTGATGGTTTCAGCGCCCGTGGTGGGGCTCGTGGAGATGGTCTGGAAGCCGTTCTGCGAACGTACCGGTCCGTTAAAAGTGGTATTTGCCATGGTGCTACCCTTTGCACAAGGTTTCGCCACGCAGTCTGTGCAACGTCAGGAAGAGCGGCCTGTCTGCGCGGCTGAGGATGCTCTGCGCGGATGATACATGCCAACAGATAAAAAAGAAAGGGCGAGGTTTTGCCCCGCCCTTCCAAGACGTCACCTTCGCAGGATCAGGCCCCGAGCGAACCGTAGATGCCCAGCGGGTCCGAGACGCCGAACGAGTAACGCTCACGCGCCTTGTAGCGCACGTTGCCCGTGTCGAAGTCACCGTCCATCGAGGTCGACATCGCCACGCGCACGAAGTGCTTCATGCCGTTCGGGATGTCGGTGGTCAGGAACCACGCATCGTTGTCCGTCAGGTAGTGGTTGACGCGGTAGCCATCGGGGATCGACCCGTTGGTGCGCAGCGCGTTGATGTCGTTGTCGGCGGTCGCCGGACGATTTTCCGTCTGCAGCAGACGGGTCGCCACGAACATCAGGCTCGGCGGAACGATCAGCTTGCGCGGACGCGCAGCGATCAGCAGACCACGTTCGTCGCGGTAGCCCGCGATGTCGATGACCGCTTGTTCCAGCGAGGTTTCGTTGAGGTCGGCATCCACCGTGGGACGGTTGGAGTTGGTACCGCCTGCAACGGTCGGGTGCGCCGTGCTGAACAGGGTCACACCATCGCCCGACTGGAACGTGGTGAAGCCCGTATTCAGCAGCGAAGCAGCTTTCACCTGCTTCGTGTACGCCATGGCGCGAGCAAGCGCCTTGGTGTAGCGAGCCGACAGCGAGTCGTACAGGTTGTCTTCCATGGCTTCCTCGGTGATCGAGAAGCCCATGGCCACCGTCTCGTGGTTGTAACGAGCGGTGAACGATTCCTGTGCGTTGTCATACGAGATGGCGGAACCTTCCGGCTTGACCGGAGCAGCTCCAAACCCGCTGAGCTTAACTTCCTCTTCGAAGCTGCGCTCCGAAGTCTCGGTTTCGTAGATCTCAGCGTGCTCGTTCTCGTACTTGTTGTACTCAAGGCCGAACAGGGCGTTAAGGCCCGGCAGCAGTTCCTTGAGGGCCTGTGCGCGCGAAATAGCCATTGATCAGCCCTCCTTACACGCCAATCGCAGCGGTGAGCTGCGTGTAGTTCAGCTTCACGACGAGCAGCGGGTAGGACGTACCCACCTCGTCACCACGGGGGCCACCGACGTAGTCGATGATTCGCAGCGGGAGGTTGGCGTCCGTGCCGATGGTCGACGCATCCAGCGCGACGCGCGAGGCTTTGAACGTGGTGTTCACCGCGCCCTGAACAATCGCGGCGTTCTTGCCGTAGATGTCCAGAGTGTTGGTGATCGCCTCGTCGGCCATCACGACATAGAGCGCCTGCGGGTCGTCCACGACGAATGCCAGAGCGTCCGAAGCAACGGTGCCCGTGGGCCACATGTTGCTGAACGTGATCTGACCGGTCGAGGGGTCGGTGTACGAGCAGCCGACAAACACGCCAAGCATGGCAATGTCGGTCGAGGTGTCGCCGGTGCCGGTCTGTTTGGTGATGGTCGTCGAGGTGCCGTTGTCGGTCAGCTGGACGATGTCACCTGCTGCGATGTTTGCACCGTAGCCCGACGCGATGGGGTACTGGCGGAAAACCTCCAGCGAGCCATTGTCGAGACGGCCAGTCACACGCAGACCGAAGGGAGCATTAAGGGAACCCATGGGTTCTCTCCTTCATCTACAGTTTCAGTTCTCGGCAGTTACCTGCCGAACGAGGTCTTGGTTGAACGCTCGGGCTTCAGCACGGGCATTCTGGGGTCGGACTCTCGCATGAAGTTCCTGTCAACGGCGTCGATCTGGCTCTGAGCCATTTCGAGTTGACCGTCGACACGAGCCTGCACGTCCTCGATGGGAGCTTTGCAGAGCAGGAGGCCGCCGACTTCGATGTTGCCCTTAAAGCGGGAGTCAACATCGGACATGATTTGCAGCTCAGGGTGGTCTTCAGCCCGGACGGGCATATAACCTTCGCGGAACCGAGACGACACGTTGGTCATGTCTGCGTTACCCAGTGTGGAGGTGCGAATCCACCGGAACTTGTAGCCTTCCTGCGGATCGGGGGTAGGCAGCATGGACTGTCGCTTCCACGTTTTTTTGCGCGGACTCGTGTTTTCACGAGTTTCGAGGGTACGTGGGGTCCGGTCAGCCATTTTGCATATCCTTGAGCTTTTGCGCCGCGAACACCTTGAGAGGTACTCCAAGGCGCTTGGCGAGAGCGGCCTCAGAGGAGGTCAGCACGATCTTGCGTGGCGCTTTTGTGCTGCGAGCAGCCGGGGCGACCACGGGGCCAGCCTGTCGACGGGGTGCTTTTTCCTCAGTGGACCCGTCGGCAAACTTATCAGGAAACGTGCGGCGAACCGCATCGTCGATCTTAGAGTAATACATATCACTCTTAGGATCAATTCCTTGGGCTACGAGATCTTCGTGGACCCCCATAGCAAAGCCTGTCATGGCTTTATCTTTCATGAACCAAGGGTTTTTCTCGGCCCACTGCATGGCGCGCTCGTCCGGTTTTGCGGGAGCGGGCGCGGCGGGAGCCGCAGGCGCGGCCTGTGTAGCGGGCGTCGGAGCGCCACGGGGCCTGTAGTTGGACACGCGCTCGTGCTCGGTCTGAAGCTTGATGAGCTTCTCCTGAGCGGCCAGCACGGCGTCGGCGTCGCCAGCCTCGTATGCGGCCTTGTACTCGGATTTTGCCCGAGTCAGGTCGCTCTCCAGCCGCGCCTTGGTCTGGTTGACGAGGACGGACTCACCCTCGGCATATGCCCTGCGAAGCTCCTCGTTCTCCTTGCGGATTTTCTCGGCGTAGGAGATGGCCTCTTCGCGCAGGCGAACGGCCTCTTCCTTGGCGCGGCGCTCAGCGTGCTGGTCGAACTTCAGCTTGTTGATGCGCTTCTTGACGCTCTCGGAGTAGCCTTCGAGGTCGTCGTCATCGGCACCAGCCGACTTGGACTCCGTCTCGACTTCCGGCGCTTTCGGCTTGCCCTTGTCGGGCTCCGGAGTGTCGTCCTGAATCTCGATTTCCAGCTCGTCGTCGCCGTCGAGTTCGATCTCGATGTCGTCGTTCTTGTCGGTCATGCTCGGCTATACCCCCGTGGGTCTTCGACAACCGCCTCGACGGTGTCATCGTTGATCAGACGAAATTCCTTGCCCATCACCTTGAAGCGGGTGCCCGAATAGGACCGGAAAATCACGAAGTCGCCCTCTTTGCACCAAGGGCCACTCGGAAACTTGTTCGCGTCGGAATACGCTTCCGGGCCAGCCTTGACGACAAACCCGATCATGGAGGCCGTCTCTTCGGCCTTCTTCAGCGTGTCCGGCATGAACACGCCGCCATCGGTCTTCTCGCTGACTTCGGGGATGGCGATTAGGAGCCTGTA